CCCCGTTCATAGGGTAAGGGGATCACTAGGAAAAAAAAGCCTACTCTCACGGCGCGGTGCGGTAATGCGTTCGGCTTTGATTCCTGACGTGGATGGTCTAACACTGGAGAGAGAGCCCCGGTGGGGCTAACTGGACCGTCCAGTGGAGGAACAGAACATGACCAACATTCCAGAGATCCATTGTCGCTATGACCGGATGATTCCCATCCATGAGCTGAAGGATCACCCGAAGAACCGTAACAAGCACTCAGACGAGCAGATCGAGCGCCTGGCGAAGCTGTACGAATACCACGGGATCAGGCATCCGATCATCGTCTCCGAGTTCTCAGGCTGTATCGTGGCAGGCCACGGACGAAAGCTAGCAGGGAAGAAGGCAGGCTTTGACTCGATGCCTGTGGTGTTCCAGAAGTTCGCGGACGAGACCGCCGAGTATGCGTTCATCCAAGCGGATAACGCGATCGCCGCTTGGGCCGAGCTCGACCTGGCCGGGATCAATGCGGACCTGCCAGACCTGGGCCCGGACTTCGATCTCGAGATGCTAGGCCTCAAGGACTTCACTCTGGATCTGTCGGAGGTAGACCAGAAGCAAGCCCAGAAGGACGAGGAGCAGTCTCTCGTGAGATGCCCGAAGTGCTACGAGGTGTTTGATTCTAAACTAAACGAAGTGATCGAGGGACCGAATGGCCAGGCCTGAACTTGAGATCGACGGCAACCTGGTAGAGAAGCTGGCATCCATCGGATGCAAGACGACCGAGATCGCTGACTTTGTTGGATGCTCAACAGATACGCTCGACCGACGTTTCGCGGAACAATTAGCAAAAGGCCGGGCATCGTTAAAAATGTCCCTCAGACGGTGGCAACTGGACGCCGCTCGGAAAGGTAACGCCTCCATGCTGATCTGGCTCGGGAAGCAACTCCTCGGACAGAAGGACACGATCGATATCGCAGGTGATGGGGCGATCAAAATAAACATGAACTACGAGCGCAAAAAGAAGGAATGAGTGAAGCAGTCGAACAATACTCCAAGCCATACTTCAGCGACTTCAATCCGCGCGTTATTCCTTACCAGTCTGATGTCGTCGATTTTCTGGACGACTGGGATTTCGGACGAGGTACGCCTGAAATTCTCCTTTCTGGCAGTTATGGATCCGCTAAAAGCATCCTTATGGCTCATTTGGCCGTCCGTCATTGCGTCGAGAATCCTGGAGCGAGAGTCTGTTTAGCGCGTAAGGCGTTGCCGGATCTGAAGGACACGATCTTCAAGGAGATCCTCGAGCACATCACGGAAGACTTCGTCGAGGGTAAGCACTACAGAGTGAACCATTCGATCGCTAAAGTTACCTGGTGGAACGGATCCGAGATTATCTCGAGAAGCTGGTCGGATAAGAAATACAAGAAGGCCCGGTCGCTCAAGCTGTCCATGGTAGTCTTCGAAGAGCTCACCGAGAACAACGAGGACGATAAGGCCGCCTTCGATACGCTGAAGGCGCGTCTTCGCCGGATCCCTGAAGTGAAGGAAAACATCCTGATCGCCGCCACGAACCCAGACGGGCCAGGCCACTGGGTCTATAAGTATTTCTTCGACAGCGAAGCCAGGACTCGAAAGGTGTTCAAGTCGGTCACGACTGACAACCCGTTCCTAGATCCGGTGTATATTGAGCAGCTGAAGCAGGACTTGGCTCCTCGCGAGGCCCAGAGGTACATCTACGGCGAGTGGGTCGAGATCGACCAGGATCGGATCTATTCGGCCTATGACGCCGATAAGAACCACCTAAACACCGCCTACCAGGTAAGGCCTCACCTCCCGATCGTGCTCGCTTTCGACTTTAACATCGGCCACGGTAAGCCCATGTCTTCGGCGGCTGGCCAGTGGGACGGGCGGGCCTGGCACTGGTTCGACGAGGTGGTCATCCAAGGCGCTCGGACTCAGGACGCTATCGACGCATGGATCGAGAAGGGCATCCTGACGCACCGGGCGAAGATACTGGTGAGGGGCGACGCCTCCGGGCAGGCCAGGGATACGCGGTCCATCGTCTCAGATTATGACATCATCAGGAAAACGCTGGCCAACTCAGGAGCTACCTTCGAGATGCAGGTCCCTCGGGAGAATCCTCCGGTAAGGAAAAGGCATAACATCGTGAACGCCTATTGCGAGAACGAGGCTGGAGAACGGCGCTTGTTCGTTTACAAAACGGCTCCCGTGACGCACGATGGGCTAAGGCTGACAGCTCTGAAGAAGTCCGGCGATTACATCGAAGACGACTCAAAGCCTTACCAGCACATCACGACCGCCATCGGCTATGCGGTAGTGTACGAGCACAACTTGCTCGGGACCGTAATGGTCGGAAGCTCAAGGAGATAAAATGCTGAACCTTTTGAACCCAAATGTCCGCAGGCAGATCATCGACGAATCCAAGGCAAGCGAGAACGTCGAGCGCAAGAAGGTGAGCTTTGGCCAGTTCGAGATCTTCAAGGACCGGATCCTCCAGCAGGTCAAGGCCTACCTCGAGGGGTTTTACTCGAAAGACACCATCCAGAATACTCCGATCGTGAGCTCTGTAAACCTGGCTCGCCGGATCGTGAAGAAGGAAGCCAGCCTCTACCGCCGGGCTCCTGTCCGTGAGTTTTACGGCCTCAGCGAAGAGCAAGAGATGGTCGTCCGTCAGGTGTATGCTGACCTGAAAATCGACACGGTCATGATGAGGGCCAACGAATACTTCAAGCTCCAGGACCAGACGCACCTCTACCTCGTCCCTCGCGCCGGGAAGTTGAAGCTCCAGGCCTTGCTCGCCCATAACATCGACGTAGTTCCATCGTCCCAGGACCAGGAGGATGGCGAGGTTTACTGCATCAACGGATTCGACCGTAACCTGGCTAACGTCAAGGTAACCGAAGACGGCGACAGCATGAACGAGATGATCGCGGATGAAGACGATTACCAGGCAGGCATGAAGGCGATAGCGGTATGGTCTCCTGTGTTCAACTTCGTCATGGATGAGAACGGAAACATCATGAAGGCCGACAGCTACGAGAACCCGATCGGTGGGGTCGTGCCATTCGTGGACATCAACGGTGGCAAGGACGGCGAGTATTGGGTCCGCTCTGGCGCGGCACTTACCGACTTCACCATTCAATTCAACGCAGGCTTGACCGACCTCGGGAACGTGGTCAGAATGCAGGGCTTCGGCCAGGCATGGCTTAAGGCTCCGTCGAACCTGATCCCGAACAACATCCAGATCGGGACCAACTTCGTCCTTCGCTTGCCCATTGATCCGAATAACCCGGTCGAGACCGACTTCGGCTACGCTAACGCGAACCCTGATCTGCAAGGCTCGCTCTCATACCTCGAGGGACTCCTGTCTAGCTTCCTGACCAGCCGTGGCGTGGATCCTAAAGTGGTCAATGCGAAGATGGACTCGGTCAAGTACAGCTCGGGATTCGAGCGCTTGCTGGCTATGGTCGAGCAGTTCGAGGCCAGTGAGTCCGACATCGCCGCCTTCAAGGACGCAGAACAGAAGCTGTTCAAGATCATCGTGGCGTATCTCAACACTTACGGAGGCACTAGCGTTCTCCCGGGCTACCGGGTCGCCCCGATCTCTGAAGATGCCTTCATGAGCATCACCTTCAAGAAGCCTTCAAGCGTGGTATCCGAAGCCGAAAAGCTCCAGAACATTCAACAGCGCAAGGAAATGGGACTGATCACTCAAGTAGAAGCCATCGCCCTGGACCGCGAGATCGAGCTCGAGGATGCGCAGGAAGTCTATCAGCGAATCCAGGAAGAGTCTGGTCGTGAAATGGAAAGAATCATGCCAACTCAGACCCAACCTGTGGCTGAGGTCGAAGACGAGGAAGACGAGCTCGAGGCTGAAGACTAATGGCCGAGCCAGGGATAAAGCTCACGAAAAGCCGAGTCTCTCAGAAGCTCGACTTGAACGAGCTTACCGGGCGGGACATATCATCCGATCCTGTCCTGGTCCGTAAGATCGCACAAGGGGTGATCGACTACATGGTGGACCGGGCTAAGGAAGGGCGAGGCCTGGGCCGTAAGGATCTGAAGAGTCCCTACTCGAAAGCCTATGCGAACAGCCTTTCCTTCAAAGCCGCAGGTAAGAGCCGGAACCAGGTGAACATGACACTCACTGGGGATATGCTCCGCTCGATCGACATTCTCGAGGAGGATGGAGCCTCGGTCGTGATCGGCATCGACGACGAGACGGACGCGCCTAAAGCCTACGGACATCAGACCGGATTCGAGGGCCATCCAACGATCCCGAGCGGGAAGTACAAGCGCCCATTCTTCGGCGTGACAAGCGACGAAGTAAAGCGCGAGGTCTTGCCAAAGTTCAAGGCCGAGATCGACGCGAGCGCAGGGGCCAGGACGATCAGCTCACTCGAAAGCCAGGAGACCGCAATCTCGTTCATCCAAGGCCTTCGCAGGCTGGGCCAGCTATTCGAGGTCATCGAGTGAAGCTGAAGGTTAATCAGAAAAGCATCGACAGGCTGGAGCAGGAAACCAAGGATCGGCTTAATCGAGTCCTTTCGAATCGCGAGATGCTAAACGAGGTCGGGACTCTGGCAACTGAATTGCTCAAGTTCACATCCCGGAAAGGGACATCGCCTCAGACTGGCGAGAAGTTCAAGCCA